GCGCTAAGACCAAAGATAATGCAGTCTTCAACTTCTCCCCTATGTTTTTTAAGATCATAAAGATACTCCCTTTTTATTTGTGCGTAAGTCGGTGGTATGTTCACATTTAAATAAGCCATTAAAAGTCCTCATCTATTTGCTCCTCTCGATTATTTACTATATCTCCCCAACACTCTCCGTCTTCGAAGTCTACTTTGTTAGGTACTTTGAGAGGAACAGCTTGTTCCATTATTTGTTTTATCTTATCAGCTTGTGCTTCATTTTCATAGGATACATTTAACTCATCATGTAATTGAATCATAGGAGTAATACCAGCTTCTCTTAAATTTATCATAGCTTGCTTGGTCATATCAGCCGCACTACCCTGAATTAGTTTATTCAATGCTTTGTACGTAAATGCTCTCTTGATGTTCCGTGATCCGTGTTCCAACGATGCTTCTTCAAATGTTTGTGGTTTGTGCATCCCGAACGTTGCTGGTTCCCACATGTTAAATCTACACTTTCTACCTAATATAGTTCTAATCCAACCTCTTTGTTGAGCACGGTCCATTGTGTGATGAATTAATTGTTTTACAAATGGAACTCTGTGGTGGTATGCTGCTAAAAGATCTCTTGCTACTGAGTCAGTTACCCCTAATTGTGCTTGTAGTTTAGCTTTACCCATACCATAGAATAAACCAAGATTAATAGTTTTTGCTTGTCCTCTAGGTATGTCAGCTATAGAAGCCACCATGCTATGGAAATCTGCCTCTCCTTTTTCGTATGCTTCTGCAATAGAAGCCACCCCTGTAGTTCCTAGGGTCGCTAGAGCATAATGCACTACCAACCTAGGCTCTTGCTGAGAATAGTCAAAACAACCCCATCTATGGCCTTCCTCGGGCATAAATATAGACCTAATACCCATACCAATATTAGTATAATTAGGTAACTGTTGTAAGTTAGGGTTTGAGTAAGATAGCCTTCCGGTTATGGTTCCTCCAAAGTCTCCTTTTAATTGATGTATATCTGCATGTATTCTACCATTGTGTACATAGTTTTTGATAGATTCTAAGAAAGTATTTTTTAGTTTATCAAGTTCTCTTGCGCTTGCAATTGCTCGTAGCACTGGGTGACCATGGTTTTTTAAATAGTTCTTTGTGAAAGAAGGTTTCTGTGTCTTCTCTGTTCTATCGAAATCATCAATACCTAGTTTATTACAAACAAGTTCAATACTTTTTGCAGCCCATACTTCAGGATATATACCTGTGTCATCATTTATTCTTTTTATATACTTATCGTAAGATAGTTTTAATTGGTGGTCCAGTTGATCAACTTGTGATTCACTAACTCTTACACCTTTTATCTTCATATCTAATATACAAGGAAAAACTTTTTGTTCTAACTCAACGATTGATTGTAGATCTTGATGTTCTATTTCTTTTTTAAGTTCTTGCCACAGAGCTAAAGTTACTTCAGCATCTCTTTCAGCATACTCTCCTACATACATAGCAGGAAGTTTGTACATCTCTGCTTTAGGATCAACACCCCATTCTTTTGCTGCTTCTTGTAATGCAGATTCATTCTTACCCATACCTGTGTAATGTTGTGCTACAGAGTTTAAGTCATATCTAAATCTATTCTCATCAACTAAAGAAGTCATGACCATCGTATCAATAACTGTTCCGTGGACCGTGAGCCCTAGTCTGTGAATCCAACACATATCATAAATAGCATTGTGAAATATTTTATCTGCACTTGTTTTAAGAACATCTGCAAACCAACCAAGAACTTTTTTTCTTTCCATGTTAGGTCCTGACTCATGAGCTATTGGATAGTATGCAGCCCAATCTTTAACTGCTATGGCTATACCAACAACATCACCTTGTCCCCTCATAGATGAAGAGCCTTTTGTTTTTAAGTCTGGATCTTTAGTTTCTAAGTCAATAGCGATTTCATTGTATTTTGATAGATCTGGAAAATCGTCTGGTGGAAACCATTCTGTTTGCGGTTTAAATAAAGGTGCTTGCATTTTATTCCTTTTCCTCAAAGACATGTTTGTCTTCTATTAGTTTGTTTAACTTATCTTTATTACTAAACGCATATAAAGCAGCATGGTNGTCTTTAGGGTATATTTCCCATGAAACTAATCTTGGGTATATCTCTAAATCAAATTTATACTTGCCCTCAACTTCAATTGTTTTTTTAATAATAGATTTACTAGGCATTGTTTTTTCTTTTTATATCTTTCAATTTTTTTATTTCTAAATCACAATAGTGTTTAATCTTCTGTAGATCTTCTACACCATTTTTGTGTAAATATCTACAAACATATTTCACAACGTTGCCTTGAAAGAACGATAGATTATTTTTTGAAATAAATTCGTAAGGTTGAATGTGAAAGGTCTTGTAGTGTGATCCTCCAATTTGTCTGTCTTGAGGAAAAGCTTCCTCTAGCATATTTTTATCCGTCATATTTTTCTCCTAAGTAAGTTTGTAATGGTGGAAAAGGGTTTTTATATTCTCCAGGTAGTTCCAGTAGATACAAATCTTTTTTAGATCTAGTGATTCCCACGTAACAAACCCTAAGTTCTTCATCTTCTTTCTTTTGATCACCCATCTTATACGCTTTTAATGAATAACCCCATTCAACAGATAAAACTACTTTATCAGCTTCCATTCCTTTTACTCCATGAATAGTTGATAATATAATTTTAGTTGTTAAATTTTTGTTTTTTTCCCAGCACCCTTTTAAATAATCATTAAAATCTTCTCTGTCTCTAAATATGGCGTTAGGTTTTTTAGGTGATTTTACTCTTGTAGTGTCAAAATAAAAAATTTCATGCCACATTTTTTCTAATGGTGCATTTAGATAATATTTATTTTTTAACTCTTCATAAGAAAACATTAAATCTGCTTCATACAGTTCTTGTGGTGCAGTATCTTTTTTAGATAAAGCAGTCTTTTTTCTTTCAGAAATAAAATCTTTNTTTATTCCTTTGACCATTTTTATATAATCTGTTCCTTTTATCGAATGTCCTTCTTGTAAAGTGTGCCATGATTCTATTACTTCTTTGCAATTCTTAGGGAAAGAACTTTTAAGTTTACCCCTGTCATCTACGTTTTGTGATTTCTCTAACCATATTAAATTATTATTTTTCAAAAACTCTGCGTATGGTCTGCAAGAACTTTTAGCTCTTGCACAAAAAATAATTTCTGAGTTTTCATCCAAGCCATCCACTTCATCTAGACCATTTATGTATGTAATACGTCCTTCATCTTTCTTATCTGGGTCTATTCTTTTTTGACACGTAAACTCATTACCTAGTCTATATTTTATGTCGTCCCTAATACTTAAAGCAAAATCATATATCTTTCCTGGAAGCCTGTGAGATGTTTCTAAACGTGTAATATTTTCTTTTTTACAAGGCCACTTTTGAAATATAGATACATCAGAACCTTTCCAACCAAATATGGCTTGGTCGTCATCACCAACTAAAAATAACTCTTCAGTCTTCTGTGCTATTTTAGATATAACCTGCCACTCTAATTTTGAAAGATCTTGAACTTCATCTACCAATACAAGTTTATATGGTTGAAACTCTACAGTAGGATACAAAGCTTTTAGTAACATATCATCAAAATCAATTACCCCTGTTTGACTTTTAAATTTTTGAAGATTAGTATAAAAATAAGTTAGTTGTCCTGTGTGTACGTTTTTATATTTATCGTTTTCACTTTCTCCAAAAAAATATAAAATTTTATCTAGATCACTTTTGTATCTATGTCTTTTATCAAACCCTATAGAGTGATGAGCTTTATTTATTATGTCATAATAAATAGCCATTTTTTTATCTTCTTGTTCAGTCCATGCCGCAGGTTCTTCATCTTCCCTGTCATACTTCTCATCATCTAACATAACCCAAGTATCTGGGTCGGATGCCATTCTTTTTTTAAAATCTGTTTTTACACTAGAGTTTAAGATGTCATGTTTACCAATTTGGTTTAAACAAAACTTATGTATTGTTGTAATTGATTCAGCTTGTTTCTCTGTAAGCAAACCTTTTTTTATTACTCTATCTTGTAGCTCTTGAACTGTTGCTTTAGCAAAACCAATTAATAAAACTTGATCTAGGTTTATACCTCCTTTAATATAGTTAGCTAAAATATCTAATATTTTAGTTGTCTTACCACAACCAGGACCACCTAATATTTTATACCTTCTCCTGTAAAATCTATCCAACATTAAAAAGCACTTTCATTATCTTTGTTAACATACTCTGGAACTTCTTGTTTTACTTCAGGTTCATTATCAAATTGTTCTTTGTGTAAAACATATACCCATCTCTTAACACCTTCTTTGATGTGAAACTTATCTCTTGTAATACCAGGAATCTTTTTTAACATTTGGTGTGTAACGTCCGCAGTGATATTCCATTCATCAGCTTTTATATATTTAAAGAAGTCACCAAAAGTAAATTTAATAGAAGACTCATCTTCAAAAGGTCTACCTAGTAATATTTTCTTCTTGTCTTTGGTTACTCTAGTATTGAAACAGAAACTTTCTAAACTTGTTTTTAATCTAAACGTTGGTAAACTTTCTTCTGGTGCATCTATTTCTGTAGCTTTTTCCTGTAACGCTCTTAGTTGCATATCCCAGTTTTTAATTTTAGGTGGTGTCTTGCCTGTTTGTTCTGTGGCTGCTTCTCTCGCTAGATCTTGTTTAACTAATTCTTTAGATGATAGACTTACTTCTTCTCCATTAAAACCAAGGTACCATATCTTAGGATTAGATGTTACGTAAGACAGAGGACCTAATACCAACTCACTACTTAAAGATCCGCTTATACCAAACTTTCTTTTTATACATTCTTCTTTATTGCAATAACTTTTTAACCAATCTTGATCACATCTATATACATAATCTTTTTTCTCTCTAGAACCTATGACATTACTTACTTCGTTAAAACCCATGCCTTTACCTTTAGGTTCAAAAAACTGTTTGTTATATTCTAAAGTTTTATCTTTCCAATCTTCAGGGTATCTTTGTTTTACATACCTAGTCATATCTAATAAGACTTCATTTCTTTGACTCTTAGGTACACCAAATTTTGCTAATGCTTGCATACAAGGAGGTCCATCTTGAAACCATTCTCCAGAATCTCCTTCATCTATGTTTGATTTTAATGCTTTAAGTTGTTTGGGAGTGACTGTATTTCTTTCGTAATATTCAAAAAACTCTTCTAGGGTAGCCCCGGAACCATCCTCTTTTATCATGTACCTCACTGTATCTTTGTGGTTATGGTACGGAAGATTAATCCAACTACCCGCTGAACCTTTTTCAAGATTTAAATATTTTTGTACAGGAAATATTTTATCTGGTTTGCAATCTCCAAATATATTTTTTATTGAATGTAGCTTTTCTCTTAATAGTAATGCAGGCACTTCTTCTGTTAAAAATATGTAAACGTGTATACCACCACTTTTAGATTTAAAAGGTATTACTGGTACGTTTAAACTTTTTATTTTTTTATATAATTCTTTTACGTCAGGTTTGTATTCATCTAAATCTATTGCTCCCCATGTGCATTTACTGTCACTTGTAATGGGACAAAGACCCAAACTATCTGCTTGTATAATTTTTGTTTTTGTTTTAACGTTAAATTTATTTCCCTCTAAATGTGCTTTCCACATTTCTTCTGTATGTGCATAAGAAGATGTAAATGAAGTGCCGGATTTTTTACCGTCCCCATTACTTTGATCAAGTACGTGGTAACCAAATCTTTCTTCTAAACCTTTAAATATCTTTCTAAATTTTTCTACCATAATAAATATATAATTAATTTACGTGGGCGTATCCACTCTCGCTTAGACGCCCACTACCTAGGATTCGATTAGTAAGGAGAGTTAGATTTCTCTTCTGTACCGTGTTTAGCTTGTACCTCACCCTTACCTACAGATTCAGCAAAAGATTTTGCTGTGCCATATAGGTCTGCATTTGTTACAGGACCAACTTTAGATACATCCCAACCAAACCACGTTCCTTTGTCATTAGACATCTGGGTCGTAGATAGTTTATAAATGTGGCTGTAAGTTGGCGGTGTGAATAAACCATTCTTACCTTGCATTTTAATACCCATCATCATTGAGTTCCATTTTCTACTAACTTTTAGTTGAGTAGACTTCATAGATATCAACGCTGTTGATGGATTGTCTTCTACTGTCAATACAAAATGACTAGCAGTGTTATCAAGATAATTACCGTTTGGTAATCTATCCTTGTAGTCTTTACCTCTTGTGGTTTGACTAACAATATCACTATCTGCATCGTGAATTGCAACTGGTGCACCTGTGCTGGTACCTCTGTCTTGCCATTCTATGTATTGTCTTTTGTAAAAAACAGGTATGACATTTACTGTGTCATACAATGCATTAGTTACAGTATTTATTATTTTGCCAGGCTCTGCGCCCTCGACATATTTACCATCTCTTTTATTTACTTCTGGAGATAGTTGTCCCAAAATTTTTAAGAAAGGTAACGCAAGATCTTCTTGCGATATATTTTGAGTACCTTGATTTGCATCAGCTTCAAATAAATTTGTTGCTAGTGCTCCTTCTTTTTTCTCTGTTACTTGGTTCATGTTTATTTGTTCCTTTTTATTGTTGTCTTATTCTCTGAGAATACCCCAAAGATTTCCGTTGGCATTTCTTTACCTGCCTC